GCACCAGCGATAGATGCTCTCGAAAGCGGAAGCCAAGACAGCGCTGCGGCTGCGGAAGAATACGGCCGCGGTGTCTAGGTCGGCGCGCGTGACTGTGCCTTGCAGGCTGAACGGCATCACCAGCAGCTTGGAGATACCAACCCCCGCGCAAATCTTGCTCAGGACGTAATCCCAATGCGCTTGGTCCGCGATGCTGGGCGTGTCGCTGCGGTGTTGGTCCAACGTCTCGTCGGTGCGGATGGCAATGGTGCGGCCACCGCCGGATGATTTGCGGATGTAGTCGGTCCGTGTTTCCAGTGTCTCGACGTTCGCGTTGGTCGCCCGATTGATCGTGAACCGTTGCGTTTCCAGCCCGTTGGCCGGCAGTTCGCCGGTCTTGGTCTTGAAGACGTTGGTGATGTCCGCGGCGTCCTTGCTCTTGCGCATCTGCAACATCTGGAGATCGTCCAGGTCGTGCAGGTCGTTAAGCACCGGATAGAGCATCGGTAGCCCGCGGTATTGTCCGGCGCGCGAAGGCTCGAAGATGTGCAAAATGCTCGGCGCCTCGATGCGCTCGAACTTGTCGCCATCGAATGAAGTGCGGACGTGATACGCAACGGGCCGGCCCTTGGCGTTTAGCTCGATGCCGTCAATGACCGTAACGCCCTTCGCAATGTTGCCCGGCGTAGCGACGCGATGGGATTCGATTAGTTGAACCCGCGGACGCCGAATGGTTCGCCCATTGACCGTGACTTCCTCGCCGTAGGTCTTGAGCAGGAACACTTCCCCGTCAATGAACCACAGCCGGGCGCAGAGGCTTTGCAGGGAGCCGAACGGGTGCAGGCTGGCTATATCACAGACACGCTCCCAACCGGTCCACCAATCGCGGGCGCGGGTGTTCCATTCCTCGTCGGAACTCGCCGGGATGAATTGCAGCCCGTTGGCGCCAACCGTGAACTGCTCAAACAGGTCGGCCAGCCGGTTGACGATGCCGCTGTTGCGCTCGAAATAGCGGGCCTTGCGGACGATTTCCAACCGCGTGGCTTGGTCGGCATCGAAGCGCGCATCGCGGACGAAGCCGGGCACGTCGCTTCGGGCCGCGTCGTAACGCTGCCCCGCTTCGTAGCGGTTGGTAATCACCGCCCATGCTGCCGCCATGCGAGCGCGTAGGTTCATGCCTCGGTGATTGTGACGGGTTTGCCGTGGCCAAGGCGGAGGCCGATGAAGTCAGTGCGGGATTCGGTCACGGGTTGTAACCGCGACTTCATCTCCGTGAAGATTTGCGCGTCAGTCGGCGACGTGATGCCGGCGGAAATCAGGGCGGTGGAGCAGGTGTCAAAGAGGTCGAACAAGTCTGATACGAGTTCGCCAATCTCCACCGGAGTCAGTCCACCGCTAGACGGGAGCATGAATTGAACAGTCCGCCCGGCGGCCCCGGTGGCGATGATGACCTTGCCGGTCTTGGTGGCGGCGTAATTGACGCCGACCGCCGCGGTCAAAGCAGCTTCAAAGCCAAGGCCAAGCCTAGTCGCCTCTGCGTAGAGGCCACGAAGGAACAGACGCCGGAAGGCTGTGGTTGCTGCCACGAACCAACTGCGCGGTCATTGCACGTGTAATACAATGCGCGCGTTGCCGAATGTTCACGATTTCGCGGGATTGGTGGGCTTCGCCTTGCGCGTCGGGTTTGGATTGTCCGCCAGCCATGTCAACGCCGCGGCCAGCGTCGCCCGTTTCCCCGGCATCGGGAACCCGGCCTTGCGCATGGCGTAAACGTAGTCAAGCGACCGCTTGAGCGCGGCAGCTAGTTCCTTGGATGTTAGGAGTTCGGTCATGCTTTTGCCTGTTCACTGACACCAATCAAACCCGCCTGCCATGCAACCGCGATTTGGTAGCGTTCGCAGTCCCACAGATGCTCGCCGTCACGGCCAACGGTGATCCATTCGGTTTGCATCTGGCCCGTCTTGGGATTCGGCCGGGTGCGCCGCACGCGCGCGGCAATCTGCCGGCGGTGATCGTCGGGCGTGTCGCGGGCAATCGTCCAGCCTTCCGCCTTGCCGCTGCGGAATAGGTCCATGCTGTCGGCGGTCATGCCTTCGCTCACGAGGTAGAGCGCGCAACTGGTGACCACGGAGCCGGGTTCAAGGCGGAGCGGATAGCCGCGGCCATTGGCTTCCTTCACCGGAACGCGGACGTTCTTTTCGTCCTCACCTTCGCCAACTTTGAGCAGGTAGCCTCCAGCCGCTTCCTCGCCTTTTATGGCGGTCCAATCCCAGCGACAGCACGCGGAATAGACGCGATCCGTAAACCCGCTTGAGTCCACGATGACGAACTCACTGCGGATGGCATTGCGGTTTTGCAAGTCGCGGATTTCGTCCCACGTTTCAAGCCGTCCAGCCCACACCAAGCGCGAGCGGCCATCGGCTGCCCATGCGCGGATGACTCCCCAAAAGTGCGCCTGTTGAACGTCAACGGTCAGGAAGCGCGCGACTTCATCGGGCCACGGGTCGCCCATGTTGTAGTCACTCTCGCGGGTGCCGACGACATCGTTGGCGGGTTCGTCTTTCCACGCTTTCGCAAACCGCTTCTGCGTGACTTCGCGCATGAGTTCCATCGTCCCGCGGCGGATGGCCTCCTTCGCTTGCAGGAGTTCAACAGCGATCTGCGGGAGAATGCGGAAGTCGGAAACCATAGCCGACCAGGAGAACGAAGCGACGCCGGGGTTAGCGTCGGGGCTTGGTGTGGAGTAACAGCCGTGGCGGTTCAACATCACTGCGTTGGCGTCGTTCGGCTGGTAGCGGCGCTGACAGTGTGGGCATTCGTATTCGGTTGTCCCGATGACCACGCGATAATCCCACGACCCATCTTTGCGCCGCGCGTCGGCCGACCACTTCACACCGCCGGGCGCGTCCTTGCGGCCGAAGGTGAATTGCGGAACGTGGTGGCCGTGGCAGGCTTCACAGCGGAATTGCCATTCCTCGCGCGTGCCGTCTTTCCACCCTTGGTCCGTCTCGTCGCCGTCGAGTGATCCCGTCGAAATATCAATGACCTTGCGGTTGTGAGCAAAGCGCGTGGTGCGCTTGTGCATCTGCGTCAGAATACCTGGCTTCCATAGCCACGTCTCGTCATTGATGAGGTAACGTAGGTGCTTCATCTGAGCGTTGCCTTCGTTCGCGGCCTGAATGATCAGGCTCATGTGCGGGAACAGAATCGCGTTCGTGCGTTTCTTGTGCCGGTTTTGAGGAAACCACTTGGCAACCTCGGGACAGCTTTCGAGGAAGCGTTGGATGCGCGTTTCGGAAAACTCTTTCGCGTCTTCCTCGGTCGGCGCATTCCACGCCACCGGCCCCGGCGCGCGGGCAATGAGCCACGACAGGAACAACTCCGCCAGCGTGCTCTTGCCGCCGGCAGCCGCCGCCACGATGACGATGCGCCACAGGTCGTCTTGCCGCATGGCTTCCATCGGGCGTATCAGCCACGGCATCAACTCTGGATTGAATCGCCCTTCATACGGCGACCACGAACCGAAGGTGACGTTGCGCGCGGCCCATTGGTGGATGGACTCGTCGGGAGGCATTTGCCATGCCTCGGCAAAGTAGGGGGCGAGGGTGAAGCTCATTCAGCCTTTCCAAGTATGCCGCACACTTCTGCCAGCGCGGCCTTGTTGTGTCGCAAAATCTCCTTGGCATCCTGGCCGGCGCACCGGGCGGGAAGCTCAACCTCTAGCAACCGCTGAAGCACGGCGCGGGCCTTGGCGTTCAACTCGCGGACTTGCTCAATCACGGCGACTTTCTCAACCAGTTCGCCCACCTCGCGGTCGTGCTCAATCTTGGCGCGCTTGGCCTGCCACTTCTTCAGCTCTTTTCCCCAATCGTTAACGGTATTGGTTTCCGTAGCGTCTCCGGAACGAAACAACCATCGCAGGAGCTTTTCGAGGTCAACGCGGCCGGACCCGTGAAAGGCTGAGCACCCGCCTTTCTTAGCAGCCTTCAGGACATCCATCGGGATTCCAGTTGCGCCGGAGCATGCTTGCATTGATGCAAATTCCGGCAGAGCTTTATCGTTATTCCTTGTGTTTCTCACTGTTTTTGCCTGTCACGGATGCTGTTTGCACTTTCGTCACCCGAAGGGGAAAGGGGGAAATCTAAAAGTTATCTATTGAAATTCTCAAGACTGTCCGACTTGCGAAGGTTGTCCTTGGCCCAAAGCGGTTGGAGATTCGTGAAGTGGAAGCACTTGCGCTGCTCAGTCTCTTTTGACAGGTCGAAAGCTGCGCATGGAACGATGTGGTCGATGTGCCATCCATGCACCCCGTAGTTATCCCACGTCATGCCCGGCAGGAACTTGGCTTCAAGATGCGCTTTCAACTCATGGTGATTGCATCCAACAAGCTCGAAGCTCCGCGCCGACTTCGGATTCCCTTTCAGAACCTTCCACAGCCGGTGCCTTGTTGTTCGCCTAATTCGCGCGGCCGGGTTTGCTTTTATGCGTTGGTATTGCCGCTTCCATATCGCTTCACCATTGGCTTCGTATCGTTTCTTGGAGGCGATAGCATTCCGACGCTTTGCCGCTTCCTTAAACAACGGCAAATCGCCCACCGACTTCCTCCCGCTCTTCTTCCGACTGTTGAGCATTGACGCATCGTCAAGCCGTTGCTGCGCCTGCTTAGCGATAGCGTCTGCCGATTGCGCCCACTTTAACCGCATTGCGTTATTGCCCCTGATTCCGTTTTGCCGGGCTGCATCACTGACCCCAGCAAACCGGACCCATCTAGCAACCTGCCCCTTGTTCTTCCTGAGCATCCTGCCAATGCGGACGCACCCAAGCCCTACCCTGTAAAGGCAGACTGCACAGCGCCAGTGTTCAATCCTTGGCTGCTTCAGTATCTCGTTGCTGTCTTGGTTTGCGCTCATTGCCTTTGCAATGTCATTTCGCTGTCTTCATCCTATCCGCCCCATCCGCCCCCGTGGCGCCCCCTTCCCGCGCGATTGCGTGGCCTTCCTGTTTGCTCACTTGGTTGCCTTGTGTTGATTCGCACCCGCATCCCAAGCCGACCACGCGATGCACTCATGCTCTGGCGAGCCGTAGCCGGGAATAGTGCGGACGAGTTCGCCCCACCAAACTCGGAAGCGTCGGCGGGATTCAATCTGTGCGTTGATGCGGGTGAGTTGCTGTTTGGTTGGTTTGGCTTTCATGTCTCAATCCTCAATCGGTGACCCTTCTTCAAAGCGTGTCGTCTCACGGTGAAAGCTCAGACGTATCTCATCCAGCCCGCCGTTACGTTGCTTGGCGACTAGAAGGTTGACCTGCACAACCACGTCGGACGGTTCGTGGTTAGGGTCTTCCTTGTAGAGGAAACAAATCACGTCGGCGTCTTGTTCGATCTGCCCCGACTCCCTTAGGTCACTCAGCGTTGGCTTGCGCTCTTTACCCTTTTCAATGTCACGGTTCAACTGAGCCAACGCAATCACGGGGACTTTCAACTCCTTAGCCAGCCCTTTGATGTCATTGGAGATTTCAGCGACGGAGGCTTGCCGGTCAGCCTTGTCCAGCCTTGGCCGAATCAGCGTTAGGTAATCAATGATGAGCAACCGAATCCCGTGCTTCTTATGCCAGCGCCGGGCCTTGGCTTTGATCTGAGCCATCTTGAGGCCGGAACGGTCATCGATGTAGAGCGGGAGTTTTGAGAGCTTAGTGGCGGCGATTGACACTGCGCGCATGTCTCCCTCGGTCCAATGGCCTTTCTGGACGTTGACGCGGGCAATGGTTCCAAGCGCGCGCTGGTTCAACATGCTTGCCGTCATTTCAAGCGAGAAGATGCCGACACCACATCCAGCCTCCGCAGCGACCATTCCGATTTGGACGGCTAGCGATGTCTTGCCGCACGAAGGCCTGGCGCCGATGACGATCATGTCGCTTGGCTGCAATCCGCCGGTGAGCTTATCGAGTGAACGGATTCCGGTAGGTAGTCCGGTCATCTGGCCGCCGAACCTTTGCTGAATCGCATCTATCGCCGCGCGGACGTGTTCCTTCTGTGTTAGCTCAATCTCGCCGGCCCCTGAGTCCTCGCCGACTTTTAGGATTTCACGCTCCGCTTCGTCAACCAAGGCATCAATGGGTCCGCTGGCTTCGTAGACCTTGCCGACGATGCCAACGGCCGCTTGGAGCAGGTGACGAAGCGTGGACTTCTCTTTGAGGATGCCGAGGTAGTAACCGAGATTAGCGGATGATGGCACCTTGCCGTCCAATTCAGCCAGGTAAGCCAACCCGCCGACTCCTTCCAGTTGTCCCGCGTCTTTAAGCCGTTGCTGAAACGAAATGAGGTCAATCGGCTGCTGAGCATCCCACATTGCGACCAAATGCGAATACAAAGTCTGATGCCGCATGTCGTAAAACTCCGCTTCCCCGCGCTTCAACGCTTCAACCGACTGGCCGATGCACTCATTCGGCGAAATGAGGCAACAACCTAGGACACCCTGCTCCGCTTCTAGGGAGTGCGGTGGCAGACGGT